CATACAGTCATATTTAGTAAACAAAGAAGATACATATAAATCTTTAAAAGAAAAATTTTATACAGGTCCTAGTGACCAATCATCTGCTGCATTTTATGATTTAGTTAGGCATAAAGATGAAATAAAAAAAGCTTATAAAAAATTAAATTTAGCAGTAGAAGTTAATGTAGATGAGAATTTTGACATTTTATTGCAAGCACTAAATGTTGAAACTAAATCCCCTGATTTTCTTTTTTCTGATGTGAAAGCAGGAGAGATAGAAACAGCTATAAATAATTTAACTTTATCAGGTCAAATATTTGAAGAGAGAGAATCTTTAAGTAAGGCAGACCCTGATGGATATCTATCAAGATTTTTAGTTGCTTTAGAAAATAGAGAAGTAGTTACTGACCCTGTTATAGAGATATTAGATGAAATTAATATAGATATGTTGGACGAAGGAACAATGTATCAAGGTTTAGATTTACAGGATGCAAAATTAACTTCTTTGATAGAACTAAGAAATGATGCTAAAAGAAGAAACGAATATTTTTCTAAGATGTTATATGGTAGTGGTTCTATAGGTTCTGTAAATCCTACTTTAATATCAAGTTTTGGTGAAGCTGGTTATGCAATTAGACCGGGATTTAATATTGATACAACTAGCGGTAGATTTAGTGATATACAAAGAATGTTATTTCGTGCAGTTAAAGAAGGTAATCTTAATAAATCAGAAGGACAAATATTACAAGAGTTAAGTCAAAACATACCACAAGAAACTAGAAATTTAACAGAAGAAGAATTAGTTAGATTTACTAAAAGGCGTGAATTTGTAAATGAAGGTTTTGGAACTAGAGTACAAGTAGAAAATAGTAGAAATTTTATATACACATATAATCCGGGAGAGGCACAAAAGCAAAGAGGGTTTTATTCAAATCCACATTTTACAAAAACAAAAAATCAATTTGCACATGCTAGAGTAAAAGATGTATTTATATTAGATAACAATAATAATCTAAGAAAAATATTATTTGTAGATGAAATACAGTCAGACATGTATGCACATGTTGTTAATGCTATGAATAGATATCTTGAGGATACTAATCAAACAGATAGGTCAATAAATTCATTAACATCAGAGGAAGTTAAAACAGCATTAAAAGGCTCTCCTATGACTGAGAACATGCCAATAGTACCTTTAATTGGTTTTCCAAAACCTAATTTTAATAAATGGCAAGATTTTATTATTGATGAAATGAATATGGTTGCTGTAAACGAGGGATATGATGGAATATCTATTGCAAGCACAGCAATTCAAGCAGAAAGAAATGAGGGTAATTTAAAAAATAATTTTAATTTTTTAAGTTTTTATCCTTCAGTTAATTTAAAAGATATTACTACTGATTTAAGTACAGAAATAACACATGCTCCTTCTGGACAAAAAGTAGAAGAAAGTATTTTATATCAACAAGGATATTTAACACAGTTTGAAACAACTGAAACGGCAAGATTAGGTGCAGCTGGACAATATTTTGCTGATGTATTTTCAAGAGATACAAGTTCATACGAGTTTGGTGCATATGTAAATCATGCACGTTTAGTTGGTATGACAGATGGATTTATAACTAAAGATATGAATATACCTTTATCAGAAACAGGTGATATAACACAATTTCATACAAGGAATGTTAATTATTTGGGCAGTCCATCAGAAGATAGGCTAGGAAGTGTTACTACAATTCTTCCTAAAGACCTTGCTGATTTTATTATAGGGCAAATTAAAAATGGCATAAGGTCTCCTATGCAAAGACCTGATATAAATCTTGTAACTGCTGAAGAAATTAGAACAGAAGATGGTAGAAGTATTATAAATCCTCAAAGATTATTACGTAATGCAGGTAATCAAGAACCATTAGGTGCTGGTTATATTAATTTTAGAAAATTAACTCCCGGACAAACACAACAGTTTTTTGCTAAATCAGGATGGGATATTTACAGTGATGTATATCCAAATAAATTTAAAAAATCTTTAGACAAATTAGGTGTTAAGTTTAATGTAGAGGGTAAGTCTGTAAAAGATATATTAGCTGAAGTAGATAATAACTTAACAATAGAAAATGCATTAGACAGAGACTTTCATTCTAATAGATTCTTTGATACACCTTACGATGAACTAATACAAGAAGAACAAAATCAAGTAGATGAAATAATATTTAGATTAAAAGGAGAAATAAATAATAGAAAGGGTAGCACTTTATTATTACAAACAGCATTTAAAGATGGTGCAAGACTACTTAATAAAGGTCAGCCTACAAAAAAACATCAGTCAAGGTTTAATGTGCCTGTGTTTACTTTTGATACTGATGCGCAAGTAGTAAATAAACCTGCTAAATATTCTAGTACACCAGCAGATGCACAGAAAGCTAGTTATTGGAAAAGAATTGTAAACTTTTTAGGCAATCTTACAGAGAGTAAATTTTTTAGTGGTTTAGGTGCATTACCAGAAAGAAAAGAATATCAAAGAATAAAAGGATTGACTGCTGGTGAAATAACAAAAGCAGAAAATGTAGCTAAAGATTTTTATAATGATTTAGGACAGTATCTAAATCCTAGAAAATCAGGTAAATCTAAACAAGAACTTAATAGAAATGTTGAAGAATTCAATGCTTTTATTGAAGGTGGTATGGATGCAGACTCTGCGCTTATAACTGATGAAGGTTTAAGAAGGGTTGCAGTAAAAAGTAAACAAGCTATAGACAGAATAGGACAGATGTTAGTTCAAAGAGGTGTATTGCCAAGGTCTAAGTTTGAAGAAAATAGAGGAACGTATCTGCCTTTGTTATATATGAAGCATATTTTAAACAATCCTTCAGGAGTTAAGTTTTCATATACAAAAGCACGACAAGATTTAACAGATGAAACTAAATTAATATTAGGTGATATAACAGAGTTATCACCAGAGTATAGAGTATTAGCAGGTGTGCAAAGACCATTGCGTGATATGGCTATATTAGACTTTTTTAATCAAGTATCTAGGAATCAACAATGGGCAATACGTAATGATGATATGTTAGTGACTATTGAGCAAGGTGGAGTAGAACAAAAAGTTAGTGCCTTATGGTTATTAGAAGAGGCTAAAAGATTAAGAGAACAGGCTACATATTTTGAAGTAGGACAGCCTGAACAAGCACAATCTATGAGAAGTCTTGCAAAACAATATGAAGATTTAGGTATGCCAGTAGCAGAAAGGCTTGGCTATGGTGCAGATAAACCTTTAGATGAAAACTTTAAACGATTACCCACTACTAAACAGTATGGAATGATGAGAGGTGTAGCTGTTAGAAAAGAAATTTATGATGATGTTATAGGTACTTTTACTATGGGTAATACTGATAATGCATTTAGTAAAACTATAGCTGCTTTAGAAAAAGGCACAAGTATATGGAAGTTAATGAAAGTGCCTTTGAATCCACCAACTGTAGTGCGTAACGTAGGTTCTAACATGATACTTATGAATCTAGTGGGTGGTGTGCCTATACATAAAGTTATACCTAGAATGAGACAGGCTATAAAAGAAATAAGTAGTGGAGGTAAACATTGGCAGATAGCACAGGATTATGGCATTAAAAATACACAATTTACTAGCCAAGAAATGCTACAAATAAGTGAGGAATATTTAGATTTACTACAAGAAGTAGACCAACTAGGACCGGTTGCTAAGTTTTTTAGAATGCCAAAATTTTTAGCTGCAAAAATAGGTAAGACTGCTGGTGATGTATATCAATTTACAGAGTCAGTAGGCAAGACCGCAGTAATGATAGATGCTATGGAGAGACAAGGACTGTCTGAGTTTGATGCTTATCAACTTGCACAGAAAGCATTGTTTGATTATTCAGATGTACCTATGGCTGGTAAGTTATTTAGGAAAGCACCTATAGGTATGCCTTTCTTTACGTTTTATTACAAAGCATTTCCAGCTTTAGTAGAGACAGCTATTAATCACCCATTTAGATATGCACCATATGTAGCATTATCAGCCGGACTCACTCAACTTACTGCATATGCATTTGGATTTGAAGATGATGAAGAAGAAAGATTACAAAAGTCTTTAGAACCTTGGCTTGCTAGAAGAACAGGTGTGTATGTATTACCTTTTAAAGATACAGATAATAGATATCAGTTTTTAGATATAGGTTATTTCTTTCCTTGGACTATGTATACAGATGCAGCAAGAGATGTTGCTAATGGTGATTTTTTTGAAGCACAAAGAACAACAGGATTTTTATCAGGACCTTTCTCAGATATTTTCTTAGCAATCAAAACAAATAAAGACCCGTTTACACAACGTACTATATGGGATAAGCGTGACCCTGTAGAAGATAGAATACAAAATATGTTTTGGTATATGTACAGTTTAGGTATGCCATCATGGTTAACACCTAATGGTGCTATAAGTAAAACTGCTAAAGCATTACAAGATACACCTAGACCTAATGGTTCACCCGGAGATACTATACCTCAAGCAATATTAAGATTTGTTGGTGTAAACGTATATGGTATAGATACAAAAGATACAAGAACAAGAAATATAAAAGCTATGGAGAGAGAGTTACAAGATATAAAACAAAGATATAGATTTCGTAGAAGAGATGCACGTTCTAAAGGCGAGACAGAGGAGCAAAAAGAAAGACAAAGGCAAGCTTATATGCAACTAATAAAAGAAAAGAAGCAAGAATTACAAAACTATAAAAGAGATACAGCATTACCTAGAAGTGTTTTACAAAGAAGGAGTAGATTCCAAGATGGATAGAGATAAATTAGTAAAAGAAATAATACAGGATGAGGGATTTGTATATGAGATATATCACGACCATTTAGGATATCCTACTTTTGGTGTTGGACATTTAGTAATACCAAAAGATAAAGAATATGGACAGCCAGTAGGCACACCAGTATCAGAAGAAAGAATATTAGAATGTTTAAACTATGACATAGATATAGTATGTATGGAACTAGATAAGAATATGCCTTGGTGGAAAGATTTAGATGATGATAAACAAAGAGTGATGGCTAA